CCCATGTCGGGGGACCTCTGGATCACACGAGGTTCGTATGCACAACTTTGCTTCTTTTAATCACTTCTTCGGTTTCGGAAATCGAGTGTCTCTTAACCTTCGGGTTAGGATCCATGACGAGTCCGGACGCCAAATCGATCAAATCGAATTGGCGTACGAAGGAGAGATGAGCGAATCAGCCGATCACTATTTCGAAATATTTAGTGACTGGGAGTTCGCGAAACAGATTGCAAAGTGCCATACGGAACTTTGTGATCTAGTCGACGCGAAAGGGATTTATCCCGATCTCGTTCGACAATTGGAGGGATTTGGGCAACGTCTAAGTGAGAATATCGACATGGGTGAATACGGTTGCGAGTCACTCGTAACCGCCATCCAATCGTTGATAAAGCTCAACAAGACGCCATTCACATTTCTCCGCCAAGACCAGAGGACCCCTGACTGAGGGGGTTCCTTTGCAAAACCCGCGTAAGCGGGTGCTACACCACTAGGGAATATCTCGTATGCCGGCGAACCACAACTGGGAAGGATCTGTCAATTGTAGCTACTCCTGGACTTGGTATCCAGATTCAGGAGGCAGCTTCTATGGCGGAAACTTTCCAGCTGGTTCATCACCGTCGTATCAAGACTACTTTAGTGCGACTAGCACTGGTACACCTGGTTTTCCATCCTATAGACCAAGCATGCTACCCTGGCATGAGTATTTCAAAGAAGCGAAACTGTTCCGCGACCCGCTCGGTGCCATGAGGCAGCGGGCAAAAGTCGTCGGATCAGGGACGTATGTCTATGACTACACATGCAATGGGTACTTACTTGGCCTTCGGGTGGATATTAGCCAGTGGCACCACCTCGAAGCTGATGACCCAACTCAAAAGGCCATCAGTCGTCTAATTGACGAAGTCAAACTAGGCAAGGCGCAAGCCGCGGTTAGTATGGCTGAAGCTCATAAGACTGCTGCCCACGTTGCGCATACCGCGCAGCGCGTTGCTGAGGCGCTTTTGGCCCTCAGACGTGGCAGATTCGGGGACTTCACGGCGGCTCTTGGAATAAGCGTCTCCAAAGTAAAGGTGCGTCAGTTCTATACCGGCCTGCGAAAAGCTGGCGGGAAAAAGAACGAAACGTTCCGATACGATAAGAGAATGCCTCTAGCCAAAGAGCAACAGGAAAGTCGTTATCACGATTTTCTTGCTAAGTCGTGGCTCGAGTACAGTTATGGCTGGAAACCGCTGCTAAAAGATGTGTACGACCACGCGGAAGCGTTGTCGTCTACTCTAATAGCGACGAATTTCCATGTCAGAACTGCCCGAGGAAAAGCGAAAGCCGACAAACAGAGTGACGTGATGGTTCCTGCTCAGCAGTTCCGCCATCACTATACTCCTCGATCCACGAAGTGGGTCGAGTTTGTCGTTCAGTATCGCTTACCCGAAGGGGCTGTGAACCCGATGACTGCCTTCGGTATGACCAATCCGTTACTAGTGGCTTGGGAACTCGTTCCCTTTTCATTTGTAGCCGACTGGTTTCTACCTGTGGGTCAAGCTCTTGAAGCCTTAACCGGTTATCAAGACCTTAGATTCATGCGAGGCATGAAAATGGTAAGACACGTTTTCACTAACCATGGAACCGTTTTACCGTCGGTTAACAGTTACAATGCGGGGGGGACCATTTATACTTGCGAGTCCGTTAGTTGTCAAGCGACCGTGGATCATGTGGGCATAGCCCGCACGTACCTAGCCGACTTTCCAGCTTTCGGGTGGCCAAAGTTTAAAGATCCCCGTAGCGTGTCGCATGCAGCCTCGGCTCTTGCACTGCTACAAAGTCTTTTTGTTCACGGTGGTACCGGGAACTTAAAGCTGCGTTAGGAATTTCTCCTAACGCATTCTCTTCAACAGTGAAGGAAACGTAATGGCCGCTCGCGGTAACATTACTCTGACGGATGCGGCTGGCACGCCCGTCAACCATGTCTACAAACCCACTGGCTCTCAGGGTTCGAACGTGATCATCTGGCGCGACAGCACTCAAACTGTCTACGCCGGTCAGAACGTTCTCACCGTGACCCAGCGGCTTGCAGACAAGAAGACCAAGACCACGAAAGTGTCCTGGAAGCTCGAGACTCCCGTCCTTGAGCAGACATCGCCCTCCACGTCCACCGGCATTCAGCCGGCCCCAACGGTGGCTTACGTCCCGCTGGGTACGATCGAAGTCGTTCTACCGGATCGCATGAGTTTGCAGGAACGAAAGGACCTGCTGGCTCAAATGCGCGATCTGATCGACGAAGCGATCGTGTCGTCCCAGGTGCAAGACCTCGAAATGATCTACTAAGTAGGTCAGTCGATGGGCTTGCCGCTCTTTCCGGATAACCGAAAGGAACTTCGTGCATAAGCATGATTTAGGGACTTTGCTAAGACAAGTCTCTCGTGGGGACGCTGAAAAGCGTCTTGTGGCGATAGCTCAAACCTTGTTCGAATCGATCAACACACCAAAGGCGCTAGCTGCTTCTATACTCCTCCAAAATCGGGAGTATAGCCAGTTAGTTTCGTTGGATGCTGATCCGAACTCGTATTTGACAGCAACTGCCTTTGCGGATGACTATCAGGTTGTGAAATTTCTTTCGAAGTTTCCCAGCTTTAAGCATCCGGATCTCGACCCTGAAAAGGCCGGGCGAGACAGTTTCTATCAGTTTGAGCTTCAGTGTCGTAAGACTAACAAACGTTTCCGAGAACTAGCTGAGGACCCACAAAAATGGGACCCGGAGATGCGAGGCATTTTGCTCCTCGCTCGCCGTAAAATTGCAGAAGTTCTTGGGGACGTTGATCTGTCCGCGATATCTGACAAGTTTGGATGGGGTCCCGGGGCAACCAGTGTGTCCCGGGGTCACTATACTTCCGCCTACATCAAGTTCGCTCAGCGGCTTGATGTCACCAGTAATGCCCTCATTATGGGTCACTGCTGTGTAAACAGCACCCCCTCCTGGGTAAACTGTCAGTTACAGACCGACAGTTTCCCCTCTGTTGCGGCCTCTATCACTAGAGAAGCCTTTAACATTGTTCGGGGAAATGAGGTAGTGTTCGTACCAAAGAACGCTAAGACATATCGGGTTATTGCAAAAGAGCCCCATGTAAATTCTTATTTACAGAAAGGCTTTGGTGCTCAAATCCGACAACGTCTTCGCGACGTCGCTGGCGTGAATCTGAATGATCAGACGCGCAATCAGCGACTAGCCCGTCATGGTTCCCTCACCGGGGAACTAGCTACCATCGACCTTTCGGGTGCAAGCGATACTATCTCCTCAGAGCTAGTAAAGTTTCTCCTACCGAGTCGTTGGTTTAAGCTACTCGATGCTGTTCGTAGCAAACAAGGCTACCTTGATGGTAACTGGATTCACTACGAAAAGTTTAGCAGCATGGGTAACGCTTATACGTTTGAGCTTGAAAGTTTAATCTTTTGGGCTCTATGTAAAAGCGCTCTGCATGTGCATAATCGAGGACAGACTCTAAGCGTGTACGGTGACGACTTAATCGTCCCATCGTCTGCTTATAGTCTAGTGGTGAAGGTTCTCGAGTTCTCAGGTTTCACAACTAACGACAAGAAGAGTTTCTCTTCCGGTCCTTTTCGTGAATCCTGCGGGCAAGATTACTTTCTTGGTACTAGCGTCAGGCC